AAGGTGGACTAGAAGCAGACGATGAGTTAGCTATCTATCAACATGGCAGAGAAGATACAATCATATGCTCAAGGGATAAAGACCTCCGTATATGTGACGGTTGGCATTATTCTTGGGAGTGTGGAAAACAACATTCTGTAGGCCCAACTAAAACTGATCGTCTAGGTTGGTTAGAGTGGGACGATAAAGGTAAGGTTTTAGGTTATGGTTTGTCTTTCTTCTTCTATCAAATGTTGGTAGGAGATGCGGCTGACAATATAGGTGGACTACCTAGAGCAGGTGATGTCTTCGCCAAGGAACTTTTAAAGGATGCGGATACAGAAGAAGAATTGTTACTTCGTGTTAAGAATGCCTATAAAGAGAAACTTGGATTAAAATCTAAAGACTGGTTTATGGAAAATATGAAGCTACTTTGGATACAGCAAGAGAGAGGTAAATATTACTTTGGCTAGGCCTAGTGGAGAGAAGACGAGGTGTAGTGGTCAATGGACTGAAAGCAAGTTCAATACCTTTATACGAAATCAACTAAGAGGTGCTACTCGAAAATGGGCTCCTATAAATGAAGTAAAGAAAGAAGCAAACATATCCAGAGGTGTGTATCTATGTGCATGTTGTAAGAACCACGTACCTGTATCCGTAAGGGTGGGGAGTAAACGTGTAAACAACGTGTTTGTAGATCATATAGACCCTATAGTTGACCCTTATAAGGGGTTTGAAGGGTTTGATGTTTACATTGATAGGATGTTTTGTGAAAAGGATAACCTCCAACTGTTGTGTGGCGAGTGCCATGACAAGAAGTCTTTGGAGGAACGGCGTATTAGAGCCGAGGAAAGAAAGAAACTTAATGGAAAAATTTGAAACGTTCAATAATATTGATAACCTACTGCTAAGAGTATATAACAGAACTGTTCTAGTGTTCAACCTTCAAAGTGATGTAGGTAAATCAGCGGCTGTTAAATATCTAGATCAGTTTAATGCTAAGGAGAAAACACAAATTTTTATTATGTCTAAACTTATTAAAGAGAAGGGTGCAGACAATGTTAAAAAATCTGTCATGTCTTCTGTACAACCAGAGGGGTATGTGGGAGTATGAATTTTTGGCTATCATCTTTCGTCACTAGGTGGCACACCCACCCAAGACTTAGTACAACAAGAGACACTATATCAGGTCATCAGCAAAGGGTATTAATGATTTGCTTGAAGCTAATGCCAGATATGTCTAGGGAAGGTCTTATATACGCCGCAACACACGATCAAGGTGAGTCTTCTACAGGAGACCTACCTTATACGTTTAAGAGAGACAACCCTGGGGTAAGGTTAGCAGTATCTCTTGTAGAGAAGCGGTCTCGTATTGGTCAAGGCTTTCCTACAGATAAGATTAATCCTATTGAGGCTGATATTGTTAGACTAGCTGACTGGACGGACTCATATCTGTGGGCTTTCCACCACGAACCAGATATGGTTAATTCCAGTTGTGCTTGGAATAATCAGATGGATGACATGGCAACCTTAGCTAAGTCATTAGGTGTTTGGAAAGAGTTCTCAGAGATATTGGTAGAGTCTACACATGGATGAAAAAACATTAGGTTATACCTATGAGGAACTTATTGATGTAGTTTTATTCTATAACATGTGGAAAAGTGTTGTTGATGAACCAGAGTTTAGTGCCTTAAGAGATAAGGTACGTCTTAGGGAGCTTAAGAAGGATGCAGTGAAAATAAAAAATGAAATAGTATTATTGGAGTTTAATATTGGAAAAAGGTAAGAAGTTTGATGGTGGTAAGGTTCGTATGGAGCTTATCCCACCAGAGTTGTTAACAGGTGTAGCATCTGTATTAACTTTCGGCGCTGAAAAGTATGAAGATAGGAATTGGGAGTTTGGTATGAAGTGGTCACGAGTGTTTGGAGCCTTGTTAAGGCACCTATACGCTTGGTGGAACCCTTTCGTATCAGACCTTGATGAAGAAACTGGTATGTCACACCTGTGGCACGCTGGTTCCTGTATAGCATTTTTGATTGCTTACGAGCAAAGATGTGTTGGAGAAAATGATAGACCTGAAGGAGGTATCGATGGCAGTACGGAGAATTAAAAGTAAGAAGTTTAAGACTAAGGCTGAGGCTCAGAAGTGGGCTAAGTCTGAGAAGTCTAAGATTAGTAGTAAGCCTACCCCTAAATGGGAGACTAATAGGTTGACTGGAAGAGATGATTTTAATTGGGAAGCTGTTGTTTATAGGGAGACATAGATGACATTAGAAGAGTTTCAGGAAAGATTGTCTTCACTTTGTACATCTTATATTGAACAGTCACCCCATGATAAAGTTCGTCATTTATACATAAAGGTGGAAGACGGGGGGTATCAACAGGGGTATAAAGTAAGTGAAACAAGTTTAGGTGACGAAGAAAATTCGTTGAGGATATTAAAACACTTAAATTTATCTATGTTGTCTTTCAAACTAGCAGTTAAGGAGAAATATAAACATGATTAAAGCAACTTATATAGATCATATGGGATCAGATTTATCTGTAGTTAATGCGGCTAGGAACGCTTATCTAAATGTCCTCGATGAGGGTGTGTGTCCTGAACAGGCACGTATGATTCTTCCTCAATCAACAATGACAGAGTGGTATTGGAGTGGTTCACTAGATGCCTTTGCTGACATGTGTAAGTTGAGATTAAAAGATGACACTCAATATGAAACAAGACTGGTAGCACAGCAGGTAGATAACATTATCGAACCACTGTTCCCAGTGTCATGGAAGGAATTGATTAAATGATTGTAGTATTTGATATTGATGGTACACTATCTAACCCAGAAAACAGGATACACCATATACTAGGTGAAAATAAAGATTGGGTTAAGTTCCTCTCTTCGTCTGGAAGTGACAGTGTTATAGAGCCTATAGCTGAGATGTTCTCCAGATGTGAGTCGGCAGGTGATCTTATTTTGTTCGTAACAGGGCGTGATGAGAAGTATCGTGAAGATACCGTTGAATGGTTAAACTCTAAAATAACTCACATAGAGATAACTAAAGACAACTTGATTATGAGACCTAGAGGGGATCGTAGGCATGACTATGAGATAAAAGAAGAGTGGTTGCTTAGTCTTGATCCAGAAGACTGGCCTGACCTGATCTTTGAAGATAGAGCCTCAGTGGTTGAGATGTGGCGTAGGCATGGTATTCGTACTTGCCAAGTAGATGTAGGAGATTTTTAATGGCAGGTAAAACACACTTAATTATCCCTGACCAACACGCACACCCAGATCATAACAATGATCGTGCTGATTGGATGGGGCAACTTATAAAAGATATTAAACCAGATTTGGTTGTAAACATTGGGGATGCTATTGATTTACCATCTCTATCATCTTTTGATAAAGGTAAGGCGCAGTTTCATGGAAACAACTATGGTAGGGATATTGACTCCCACCTAGATTTCCAAGAACGTTTGTGGGCACCTATCAGACATACACGTAAGAAACTACCTTATCGTGTATTTATGGAAGGTAATCACGAATTCAGAATTAAAAAAGTTCTGGAGATGGAGAGCCAACTAGATGCTAAGAATTCTAAGTATGGTATTTCTTTTAGAGACCTTGACCTAAACTCATACTACAATGAGGTACATGAGTATGAAGGTTCCACACCAGCAGTGGCTCAGTTCGATGGGGTTAGTTACGCACACTTCTTCGTGTCGGGTGTTATGGGTAAGCCTATTGGAGGTGTCCACCATGCAAACACACTGATTAACAAGATGCACACTTCGTGTACTTGTGGTCACTCACACCTACTTGGGTATGCTGTACAATCAGACGCTCAAGGTAACAAGCTTATGGGTTGTGTGACTGGTGTTGGTCAAGACTACTATTCTAACTGGGCTGGTGAAGTCAACAGGCTTTGGGATCATACTGGTGGGATTATTAAACGTGAAGTAGAAAACGGTGTGTACGATTTACAGGTTGTTTCTATGAAAGCTTTAAGAGAAGCTTATGGGTATTAAGCAGGCTCTTGAATTTGAGATACAGGTCTTGGAAAAAGCTGTAAATATATCTACAAAGAAAGCTATGTTTAAGGAGGACAAACTCTACCAAGCTATATCAAGGGATACTGCCAAAATGATGATTAGATCATATCAAAGGGTATTAGACTCACTTAACAAAGGAAGTATTTAATGAGAAGAGAGAAGAAAAAGGGTTGGATATTTATCGAAGAGGGAGAGCCAGTAATGGTTCTCTTTCGTCGGTGGGTGACTCAAAAGGATGCAATTAAAATTTATAACAAGGAAAACACATGAAAATCTTAATAGCTGGTGGTAGAAATTTTAGTGATAAGCAATTTATGTACTCTTATATGAGGCAGTATTTAGGTGTGGCAACTCTTGTAATATCTGGTACAGCGAAGGGCGCTGATCGTATGGGAGAGAAGTGGGCTAATGAATTTGGTATACCTGTTAAAAGGTTCCCAGCTCAGTGGTCTAGATATGGGTCTAAAGCTGGACCTATCCGTAATAGACAGATGTTAGATGAGGGACAACCAGACCTAGTTATAGTTTTTAAGGGTGGTAGGGGTAGTGAACATATGGCTACGATAGCTAAAAAAGCTGGGGTTAAGACAAGAAGACCTGTTAAGGGTCTTAATGGTTATTAATGGTGTATAAGGTCTACCTGAATAAGGAGGAGTCTGGGGCTTATGACAATTTTAATAGGGCTCTTGGAAGGGCTGAAATACTGTCTGAACAGGGGTTGGTACACATTAGCTACAACAACCTGTTCATCGTATATATCAACAGGAAAGGTATTACATGAATCAAATTAAAGAACTAAAAAACATTGTATGCAAACCTAAATACCTTCAAGAAGGTGAGACTTTCAAAGACGGTATGTCCAGAGTAGCAGGTGTATTGAAGGACAGTGATGAACATTTCTTTGCTTCACGCGAAGTGTTGTTAGATCAGCGCTTTCTACCTGCTGGACGTGTACAAGCTTCTATTGGAGCTATGTTGTCCACCACTGCATTTAATTGTTATGTGAGTGGAACTATCGAAGACAGTATGTCAGGTATTATGAAGGCTATTGCAGATGCCGCCCAGACTATGAGACTTGGTGGTGGAGATGGTTTCGACTTCTCTACACTTCGTCCTAAGAACGCTAAGATCAAATCTCTGAACTCATTCTCTTCAGGCCCAGTGTCATTCATGCACATCTGGGATGCTATGTGTGCCACCATCAAGTCGGCAGGTCATAGACGAGGAGCAATGATGGGTGTACTTCGTGTAGATCACCCAGATATTGAAGAGTTTATCACTTGTAAACGTGAAGAGGGTAAACTAACTAACTTCAATATCTCTGTAGCTTGTACTGAAGAGTTTATGGAGGCTGTTAAAAATGACTTACCTTTCGACCTTAAGTTTGGTAATGAGGTTTACAAGACTGTCAGTGCTAAATACTTGTGGGAAAAAATTATGCGTTCCACTTGGGAGTATGCAGAACCGGGAATTTTGTACATTGACCGTATGAACGCAAAGAACAACCTACACTACGTTGAGACCATTGCGGCTACTAACCCATGCGGAGAACAGCCACTACCACCTCACGGGGCTTGTTTGCTCGGCTCATTTAATGCTGTGAAGTATTTAATAACCTACAAAGATGTTGTGTCAGGTTTGCAGGATGTTGAGTTTAACTATAAACAACTTCGGGAAGATATTCCTCACATTGTAAGGATGATGGATAATGTTATAGACAACACAACCTACCCACTCCCTGAGCAAGAAGAAGAAGCTAAAAATAAAAGACGTATGGGTTTAGGTATTACAGGTCTAGCTAATGCGGCTGAGATTATGGGCTACCCTTATGGGTCAAAAGGTATGCTAGAGTTTACTGAAACTGTGATGACCCTCATCCGTGATGAGTGTTACAGGGCTTCTATTGACCTAGCAAAAGAGAAAGGGCCATTCCCTCTCTTCGATGCTGACAAGTATTGTGTTGGTGAGTTTATCCTAAGCCTACCTCAAGATATTAGGGAAGGTATTAGAAGTTACGGTATACGCAACTCTCACCTACTATCCATTGCACCTACAGGAACTATAAGCCTATGGGCTGACAACATTAGTTCAGGTATTGAACCAGTGTTTGCTCACACCCAAGAACGTAATGCTTTCTTGCCAAGTGGTGATAAAGGTACTTTCATAATTGAAGATTGGGCATATGCTAACTATGGTGTTAAAGGCAAGACTTCATCAGAGGTGACTGCCAAAGAACATATTGATGTGTTGAACATGGCATCTAAACTTGTTGACTCATCTTGTTCTAAGACATGTAATGTTGGTGACGATGTAACATTTGATGAGTTTAAAGAGTTGTACATGTTAGCTTACGATGGTGGCTCTAGTGGATGTACTACATTCCGCCCTAAAGCTTTTGGTATCCGTGGTGCAGTTATTCAAGAGGTTGAGGCTGACATTGCCGAGGAAGATGGTGCCGCATGTTTCATCAATGAATTTGGGGAGCGTGAATGTGCTGATTAATTTTGTAAAAGGTATTGGACTGAAAACTTGGGCGTATATCGCCCTTGCTTTCTCTTTCTTAGGTGTTGTTATCAAAGCTTTCAGTTTGGGTAAACAATCTGAGAGAGTTAAAGGTTTAGAGAAGACTATAGAAGTTGTAAAAGAAAGGGATGCCAATGAAACAGAGGTTGATACTCTTGACGATGATGCTGTCAATGACAGGTTGCGTGATAACGGGTGGCTCAGGGATTGATTACTGCACTGTATACAAACCTGTAGTAGTATCCTCAACAGACCATACAGACACTCGTAGAGATGTCTTGGTCAATAACCTAACATACAAGGAAAATTGTTTATGATTAAATTTAAAAAAGTAGATTT